TATCAAAAATATAGAAAAACTATTCATATACAGTGGAAACATAGTTATGAAAAAAAAGATGTAGATTATTTTGCAATATGGGTTGAAAAATTTAATGGTTTTTTTATTTTTAAAAATGATGGTAAAAGACTGGCAGTAAGATTAAGTTTAAAAAATGATTATTCAAAATATTTTAATAACTTTAAATTTAATTAATTCTCTTTTGTATAATGCACTGCAAAAATACTTGTGGTGCATTTTTTTTATCTTTGTTTAAAATAAAATGTTATGAAAGTAAAAATGTTAAAAGATGTTTATTCTTCTAAAGGTTGGAGAAAAGAAAATGAAGTTATTGATGTTGATGATAAAACAGCAAGACAATACATTTCTAAAAATATTGCAGTAAAACATAAAGAGGAAAAGATTGTTAAAGAAACTAAAGAAGAAAAAAAAGTATCAAAAAGAATAACTAAATCTAAAAAATAATGGCATATTTTTCTGAACCTTTAAATACATTTCATACTCAAATAAAAATTAATTCTACAACTGGTAGTGAAATATTGACTACTTCAGAGGCAAAAGATTTTATTAGAGTTGATACTACAGCTGATGATACAATTATCGGTCAAATGATAACACAAGCTAGAATATGGTGCGAAAACTATATATCAAGAGACATAGTGGCTAAAAATAGAACTTTATATTTAGCAAGTGTTAATGAAAGATTTGTTTTGCCTTTTTCACCAGTAGCTTCTATTAGCTCAATAACTGTTGAGGGAACTGCAACTACAGATTATGAAACTTATGGTCTAGATGATAAAATAGTTGCTTTAAATAATCTTCCATCTAAAGAAGTTAAAATTACCTATGTAACAAGTGGACAAGATGATAGTTTATTAAAACAAGCATTATCACAACTTGTGGCAACTTATTATGATAACAGAAGTGATTTTGTTATAGGAGTAACTATTAATGAGGTGCCAACGAATGTTAGAAATATTTTAGACTCATATAAAAATATGTTTATTTAATGCAAGTAGGAAATTTAAATACAAGGGTATTAGTAAAAAGACAAACTAAAAGCAGTGATAACTTTGGTGGTTTTACTGCAACAACTGCGACTGAATATACAATTTGGGCAGAAGTAAAAGAAACATCAGGAGAAATAACAACACAAAATGGAAAGCGTGATAGATATGTATCTATTGAAGTTCGCTGTAGAAAACGAACTGGAGACCAAATACTTGACGGAGATTTGCTTCAGGTTGAAGGAGTATCAGGGTTGTACAGGATTAACAACAGATATGACGACATACAAGATTTTTACACTACAATAGAGGCTACAAAAAAAGATTAAAATGATTAAGTTAAATCAAAATGATGTAAATAAACTGCAAAGGAAATTTCACGCTCTAAAAAGTATTGACCAAAGCGGACTTAAAAAAGAAATGTACACCGCTGGTGCTTTAATGTCTAGAGATATAAAAAGAAGTGCGCCAGTTGATACAGGAAATTTAAGAAACAATGTTGGATTCCAACCAAAAGAAAATGATTTAACTGTATTTTCAAATGCGCCTTATAGTGCATCTGTAGAGTATGGAACTAAAGCCAGAACAATAAGCGTAAAGAATGCAAAAGTTTTAACTGATGGCAAAACATTTTTTGGTAAACAAGTTAATATACCTGCAATAAAAGCTCAACCATTTTTTTATAGAAATATTGAAAAAGGAATTAAATTGCTAATTAAAAACCTTGAATATAGAATTAAAAGAGCAATACGATGAAAGACCCAATAAAATATATTAGACAGGCAATGATTAATGCTTTAAATGGCAATATTTCTTATAATGGTGCAAACGTACCTGTTTATGGCAGAGTTCCATCTAGCGCAAGTGAGCCATATATAAAAATTTATTCAGTACAAACAAATGAGGCTGACCAAAATGCTGATGAGTTTATAACCGAAACACTTACAAGAATTGAAGTTGTAACAGCTTTTGACAGTGATAGCGGAGGAGAATTAGAAGTAAATACAATTGTAAATGATATATTAGTAATAATTAGAACACGCTCAAGCGGTTATTTTGATTTATCAAGTAATGATTTTCACGTTTATACTTGTGTAAATGAAGGCGTTACTTATTTAGAGGATGATAGAAACGATAAAACTTACTTTACCTCTATAATTGATATTTCAAATCGTGTTCTGCAAGTTTAAAAATTATGAATAAAATTAGCGATAACATTTCCTGGAATGAAGCTGTTAGTTCTTCAACAGCTGAAAGATTAGAATTAGATAATATTCCAGACAAAGAACAAGTAAAAGCAATGATAAAAGTTGCTGAAAAAGTATTTCAACCTTTAAGAGAATGGTGCGACCATCCAATTAAAGTAAATAGTTTTTATAGGTCACCAGAGGTTTGTAAAGCAATAGGTTCTAAAATAACAAGTCAACACACAAAAGGTGAGGCAATTGATATTGATACACTAGGAAGCACTCCTAATGGAGAGTTATTTTATTATATAAAAAACAATTTAGATTTTGACCAGTTAATTTGGGAAAAGGGAGATAATGATAATCCTGATTGGATTCACGTCTCTTATGTATCTAAAAAAGAAAATAGAGGGGTTGTGTTACAGGCTTGGAAACCAGAGGGAAAAAGTTACACACTATATAAATATTTTGATTTAGATGCTGAAACTTCTTAAAAGATTACTAGGTTTTAAAGATTCATCCGATATTGGAGGTCTTGGTATGGAGATAAGGGAACTTATTAAAGGTAAAGAAATAGACCCTCAACAATTAATAGAACTACAATCGGAGATAAATAAAATGGAAGCGCAGCACAGAACAATCTTTGTGGCTGGATGGCGCCCCTTCATAGGCTGGGTGTGTGGGATAGCCCTTGCATATAACTTTGTTCTACGAGATATGCTTGTTTGGTATATGGGAGCAGAAACAGCTCCTCCAGCTCTACAAATGGAACATTTAATGACAGTACTTATTGGAATGTTAGGTCTTGGTGGAATGAGAACATTTGAGAAATTTAAAGACAAAACAAACTAATGGCACAAAAAGTATTTATTTCTTATGTTGAAAAACCAAAGAAAAAAAGACCTGGTCGTCATAGTAAAAATGCTAGTAAAGGTCAATCAGGTTACAAAAAGAAATACAGAGGTCAAGGGCGAAAGCATTAATTATTAATTTGTTATTTTTGTAGTAAATATTTAGGTTATGGCAAATGATATGAGTTACAATTCGGTTTATCACAAATCTGCTTTTGGAGATTTTGGTTTAGAAATTATTGCTTCTGGAGAGACGAGTACTGTTGGAGAGCAATATAATGCTATTCAAGTATTGGAAGATGCTACAGTTAGCGCTACAAATAATACAACTAAAGGTGATACAACAATAACAAGTTTAGAATTAGTAACTGGGATGATAATTTATGGTTCATTTCATACAATTAGCGTTTCAGCAGGTAAAATAATTGCATATATAGAATAGTATGTTAGGACTTGGACTTGGTTTACCGAAGATTGGAAATAAGATTGTTAAGATAATAAAACATCTGAAATCTTATTGGGATAAGAACAGCCATCAATGGAATCACGAAAACACGAATTGGGAATCAATATAAATTAAAATAATATGGCAACATTAACAGGTAATAAAATAAAAGATACTTATACATCATTAATAAAATTTAGTGATAATGGAAGTGCTGATGGAACTCTACAATTGTTAAGTGATGGTGCTGGTAATTCAATTGGAATTTCAGTAGATAACTCTGGAAACATTTCATCTTCGGCAGTAGGAACTTTAGTAGGTACAACTTCTTCAAATGTAGTAAATGCTACAATGTTAGATGTAAGTGGAAATGGAACATCGGGACAATCTTTATTGTCAGATGGAGACGGAAGTTTTTCTTGGGGTTCTCCAAGTGTAACAATTGCCGATGGAAGTATTACTACAGCTAAACTAGCTGATGATGCTGTAACTTATGCAAAACTTGGAGCAGAGTTTACTACTTCAGCTACTATATCCGCAAGTGATGTTGATTGGTCAGCAGCTGCAGTACACACAAAGACATTAGGTGCAAATACAACATTAACATTTTCTAATGTATCAACAGGGATGGTTATAGATTTAGTAATTGACGGTAACTACACACTAACACTCCCAGCAAGTGTAAAAGAAAT